GCAATGGTTTTATTTGACATTGTGAAAATGAAATTAGAAAAATTGGGGGAATTATAGGGGGGATTGGTGTGTGTAGCAAGCATTGTGCAAGTTCTAGGCAGTTGTATAAGACTACCAANAAAGCTTGGGATTGTAATATGGTGCACTAGCTGAACCCGAATTGGTTTGTATTATGTTGATTTTAAATGTTTATTTTTTAAAGTTTAAAATCTTGTTACTAAGCTTGTTACTAAAACTCAAATTCACTACAAATTTACGATAGTTTCTGATGCCATAATACCACTAATAAGCCGCGTGTTAGAAATTTTATAGAAAAACTGTTCACCTTGTTCACCAATCCTTAAAACTCTTTATTTATTATATAGTTATATTCTTTTCTATTGTTCACCAACTATTCACCATTGTTCACCTTTGTTCACTAAACAAAAAAAGATATCTCAATACAGAATATTTAATACTTGGCTGTTCAAAAAACAAGCAATCAAATAACTTTAACTTACCGTATTTAAACGTATCTAAACTATTGAAATTTAAGGTATTTACTTATGTCTTTATATGTTTATAGTGTTGTATTGGCTCATTGTGAGCCGTCTAAATTTAGGCTTTTAGAATATACAAGGAATATAAATCATGTTTAAAAAATTAATTGAGTTACGCCAACAAAAGGCGGGAAAAGTAGCAGAAATGCGCTCAATGCTTGAAAAAGCAGAAAAAGAAAATCGATCATTAAATGAATCTGAATCGGTGGAATTTGAAAAGCTAAAAGATTTAAGCAAGCAGATTAGTGCAGAAATCAGTAAATATGAAACTGTAACAGATGAAGAACGTAGCCTTGAAGGCAATGTTAGTCCTGTAGAGCAACGTAGTGCTAAACAATTTTCAAATGATGAACTGCGCCATTATGTTAAAACTGGTGAACTTCGCAATTTAACTACTAGTAATGGTGAAGATGGTGGATATTCAGTTATCCCACAGTTAGACAAAGATGTAATGAAACGCTTAACAGACGATAGCGTAATGCGCCAACTTTGTAACGTAGTGCGCTTACCGGTTGGAGCGAAAGAATACAAGAAATTAGTATCGGCTGGCGGTGCAGCAGTAGAACACGGCACAGAAGGCACAGCACGTAACGGCACAGCAACCCCGAAACTTCATGAAGTAACAATCGCCTTAAATTCAATCTATGCTTATCCTAAGACTACACAAGAAATCTTAGACTTCTCAAGCATTGATGTTTTAGGTTGGCTAACTGATGAAATTTCTGAAACCTTCACAGAAACAGAAGAAACTGATTTAACTTCCGGTGATGGTAACAAGAAATCAAAAGGCTTCTTAACCTACCAACGCACAACCGAAGATGACAAAACTCGACAATTTGGCAAACTTCAAAAAATCGAAGTGGCAGGCGTAGCGAAGATTGATGCAGATACTTTAATCGATGCGTTCTATACACTTCATAGCAAATACCGCAAAAATGCCGTATGGGTGATGTCATCAACGATTGCAGCAGCATTACAAAAACTTAAAAACAAAAACGGCGATTATATCTGGCGCGATGGTTTAACAGCCGATGCCCCAGCAACATTATTAGGTCGCCCAGTCCACTTCTTGGAAACAATGCCGACAGGCGGAGCAAACAAAGCAGTAATTGCCTTCGGTGACTTCAAGCGCGGATATTTTATCGTGGATCACGAAACAGGCGTGCGAACTCGTCCGGACAACTTAACCGAACCGGGATTCTATAAAGTACACACCGATAAATATTTAGGTGGTGGCGTAGTAGATTCAAACGCTATCAAAGTGATTGAGACAACAGCATAAATCATAGAGGGGCGAAAGCCCCTTTTTTTGCTTAATAGGTGAAATATGAATAAAGAATTTGAAATTCGCTCCGCAACACTTTCTGCCGATGAAGAAAATCAAAAGCTAGTTGGTTATGTAGTGAAATGGAATAGCCCTTCGCAAGTGCTTTATTGTGATTTTGTAGAATCCTTTGCGCCAAAAGCTTTTAGTGACAGCCTGGCTAGTGGCGAAGATGTGCGCGCACTCTTTGAACATGACCACAGTAAGCTACTAGGTCGAACAAGTTCGGGAACATTAAAGCTAGAAGAGGATTCTATAGGTTTACGCTTTGAACTAACCCCACCTGATACAACGACAGGAAAAGATTTATTAGTTAGTGTTTCCCGTGGTGATATTACTGGGATGTCTTTCGGATTCCGAGCGATGGAAGAAGAATGGAAATTTGATGTGGAACCTTATCAAAGAACAGTGATTAAAGCGGAGCTATTTGAAGTTACTGTAACAAGTATTCCAGCTTATCCGGAAAGCAGTGTTGAAATCGCTAAGCGTTCGATGGTGGCTGCTAAAGAAAAAACGCAAAATAAATCTACCGCACTTTTAAGCAAGTGGGTTGATGTAATGGGGGCGTAATATGTGGAATCCTTTTAGACGAAAAGAAAAACGCAGCGAGCCAATCACTATTGATGAATTTATCTCTTACATGGGCATAAATAATACAGGTGCGGGCGAATATGTCAGCCCACAAACTGCAGAGGCTCTACCAGCGGTTATGAACGCCGTAACAGTGATTGCCGAATCGGTAGCATCTATGCCTTGTTATCTGTACGCACTGAAAGAAGATGGGCGAGAAAGAATCTACCGTCATCCGGTTGAATACCTTTTAAATGAAATGCCTAACCGAAACCAAACACCTTACCAGTTCAAATATACGATGATGCGCCATTGTTTGCTAACTGGTAATGCTTACGCAGTGATTGAGTGGAATAACAAGGGTGAACCTGTAAGCCTTACACCTTACCAGCCGAGCGCAGTAAATATCTTCCGAAAAGTAACAGGCGAACATATTTACCAGGTAACGGACTTAAACGGAGTTACTAGAAACTATCTTCAAGATGAAATGTTACACCTACGCCATAGTTCCCTTGATGGATTTATGGGGCGTTCACCTGTGACAGTTTGCCGTGAAACAATTGGACTAGGTTTAGCGCAACAACGACACGGCGCATCAATTATGAAAAACGGATTGATGGCAAGCGGACTAATCTCAACGGCCGAATGGTTAGACGATGCGAAAGCACAGAAAGCAGTGAAAGCCCTTGAACGTTATAAAGGCGCGAAGAACGCGGGAAAAACACCAATCCTTGAAGGCTCAATGGAATACAAACAATTAGGCATGACAAACCAAGATGCCGAATGGTTACAAAGTCGGACCTTCACAATTTCCGATATAGCCCGAATCTACAACATAAGCCCGATTTTCCTACAAGATTATTCCAATAGTAGCTATGCGAATTTCAGTGAGGCTAGTAGAGCTTTCTTATCACAAACCTTGCGCCCATGGCTAACTAACTTTGAACAACAACTCAAAGATGCCTTAATGATTGACTTAACGAGCAATAGCAAGAAACGGCACTTAATCGAATTTGACACAAGCGATTTACTCAGAACAAGTCAAAACGAACGATTCAAAAGCTATGATGTGGCAATAAAAGCTGGCGTAATGTCACCTAACGAAGTACGCAGACGTGAAGGTTTATTGCCTTATGATGGTGGAGATGAATTTAGTCAAGCATGGAAACAAACCGTAGAAGTTAAACGTGGTGATGGTGGACTTAATGGGGTAAATAATGGCGCGGATGATTAGAGCCGGTAAATATAACAAGGCGATAAGTTTACAAAAACAAGTAAACGAAACTAATGATTATGGCGGATTTGTAAGTAAGTGGAAAACCGTTGCGAATATACGCGCAGCGGTTGAACCGTTACAGGGTAGAGAGTTCTTTGCTAGCGCAAGCGTAACGAATGAAAACGTTATGCGAATCCGTATTAGATATGGAACTAATGTAGATAACACAATGCGCGTGAAATACGGTAATCGCCACTTAGAAATAACCAGCATCATTGATAGCAAGGAATCACACAGGGAATTACAACTTATTTGTAAAGAGGTAACCAATGGAAAAAACTGATTTAACGCTTGAAGAAATTAAGCAGCATTTAAACGTAGATCATGATTTAGATGATGACTTAATCGAAAGCTATAAGGTAGCAGCCTTTGAAGTATGCCAAAAGCATATAGGCAAAACCTTTGGTGATGAAGAAACAGAAAACACCGTTCCTTTTACCCCAGCTATAAAAGTCGGCTGCTTAATGTATATCGGGCATTTATACAGTAACCGAGAAATAACAACAGATACGCAGCAAACAATAATCCCTATGACTGTTAAATCTCTATGGGATGTTTACCGTGAGCCGTGCGCTTACTAAGAATTTAGTAATCGATATGCCTTATCAACCACTAAGACGATGCAGCTATCCTAACTGTAAAAACAAAGTAAAGTCCGGTAGATGCGAAGAACATAAGCCAAAAGACACAAGAGCAAGCAGTAGCGCGCGAGGATATGACCATAAGTGGAGTAAGTACCGCGCGCAATACTTACGCTTTCACCCGCTTTGTGTAATGTGTTTAGAGAAAGGAATCTACACACCCGCAACGGTGATAGACCATATTAAGCCAGTAGAGAACGGACAGGCAGACCCGCTATTTTGGGTTGAATCTAACCATCAATCTTTATGCCGTGATTGTCATAGTTATAAAACACGAGTAATAGACCAACGCGGATTTGGTGCGAAGAAGGAACCGTTTTGATATCGCAACAACTGAATTATGGTGATATGTCCACAGTTGAGTTGTGGTCATATGGTAACAACTAAGCCAACCAATCCAAAGTTGGACTTTGCTTTAAATTAAACGATTACAAAAAGACAATTTGAACAGGTGGGGGGAGTTTTTGAAAGAAAGTGGCAAGCCTAAAGAACCGCCCCCCTATACAAATTTTTACGCAAGGTAATTTTTTTGAAAATAAGGAAATACAATGACAACAAAAAACAAGAAAAAAACGCATAATCCACCGAGTTTTTTAGATCCAATCGCTAAAGCGGTATGGAAAGAACGAATTCCGCAACTTCTTGAACGTGGTGATATTCAAGATGCGGACTTAATTCACCTGGAATTATATTGCGTGAATTATTCTCTTTTTCGTGCTGCAGTTGAGGATATTCATAAAAACGGCTTTTCAATAGTAAATAGCCAAGGTACGCAATCAAGAAACCCCGCACTGTCAGCGAAAGCAGATGCTGAAAAAGTGATGGTGAAAATGTCCTCGCTTTTAGGCTTTGACCCAGTAAGTCGCAGAAAAAATCCGGTTGAAGTTGAAACTACAGATATGTTTGATCAAGTGCTTACAATGTAGGTGAAAATGGTGATTTGGCATGAGTATGCGGGAAAAGTTCAATCTGGAGAAATAGTAGCTTGTAAAAAAATAAAACAAGCTGTAGCACGCTATTTTAATGATTTAGCAAACCCCGCTTATTTCTTTGATGAAGGTGTGGTAAATAAGTTTTTGGCTTTCTCTAAATTATGCCCACACGTTAAAGGGCATTTGCGCGGTGAACCTATTATTCTTTCTGATTGGCAAGTGTTTCTATTTGCTAACCTATTAGGCTTTAAACGGAAAGATACTGGATTGAGAAAATATCGTTCTGCTTATGTTCAAGTGGCACGAAAAAATGCTAAATCGACAGTAGCGGCAGTACTGGCTAATTGGTTTTTATTGGTAGAAGGTGGGCAACAAGATATTTATACTGCAGCCGTAAGCCGAGATCAGGCGAGAATCGTATTTGATGATGCTCGTCAAATGTGCTTGCTTTCAGCCCCATTGAAAAAACGCCTTAATATTCAGCAACACAAGCTAATCAATCCAAAGAACAATAGCATTATGCGGCCGCTTGCCGCTAAATCTTCAACCATTGAAGGAACAAACCCTAGTTTAGCTATTGTTGATGAATATCACCTACACACAGACAACAGCGTATATAGCGCGTTAGAGCTAGGGCAAGGCGCGCGCCCAGAAGGTTTACTCTTTGCTATAACAACAGCTGGAAGTAATGTTATTTCAGCCTGTAAGCAGCATTATGATTATTGCGCTCAAATCCTTGAAGGAAATGAGCAGAATGAAAGCCTATTTGTGTTGATTTTTGAGTTAGACGAAGAAAGCGAAATCGACAATCAAGAGAACTGGATAAAAGCAAATCCGAATATAGGTAAATCCATTCCTTACCTTGATTTTGAGAATACTATCAAGAAGGCTAGGGGTATTCCTTCCGAATGGGTAGAAATGCTAACCAAGCGTTTTAATGTATGGTGTCAAGGCTCTACACCGTGGCTAGGTGATGGAAACTGGGCGCAATGCGAACGGCAGTACACGGAAAGCGATTTACTTCATCAAGATTGCTATTTAGGGCTTGATTTATCAAGTACCAACGACTTAACGAGCCTTTGTTATACATTCCCATACGGAAACAAAGTGCGCTTGCTTACAAGACACTACATTCCAGAATTTCAGCTTAACAACGTAGCAAATAAAAACCGCGCAATGTATCGAAACTGGGTGCGCAGTGGTTGGCTAATAGCAACGGAAGGGGATTGTATCGACTACGACAAAATCAGAGACGATATTCTGAAAGATGCTGAACGTTTCAATATCAAAATGACAGGCTTTGATGTATGGAACGCAACTCATTTACGAACACAATTACAAGCAGCTGGGCTTGAAGTAGAGCCATTCCCGCAAACATACCAACGATTTAGCCCAGTGGCGAAAAGTGCGGAAGTTTTAATAAACAGACAAATGATAGAACACAATGGCGATCCAGTACTTGCTTGGGCCTTATCAAATGTAGTTATGGAAACTGATGCGAATGCCAACATAAAACCAAATAAGAAGAAAGCAGCAAACAAAATAGACTCCGCCGTAGCGTTCCTGATGTCTTTCGGAACTTATCAACTTGAATATGGCGATCTGATTTTTGAGTTATCAGAAGAACACAAACAGGCACTAGAAGAATTTAATGGGTTGGATATATGATTAGATGTAAAGAGGCAAAACAGAACTTACTACTAACAGCGGTAAAACACTATAAGAAATCTACCGCACTTTTCACTTTTATTAGCTTGTATGATGACAATGAACCTTATCCAATAGAAGAGGTTATTTATGTTTTAAGGTGTAAGTGTAATGCTGCAAAACGTGAAATAGATAGCAGACAGAATAGCCCTAATATGGAAGTGTTAGAAACAATTTATCATATCGCGCATAAAAATCTTGAAGATATGAAGAAGGCAGAAAGAAGAATTGCGAAAAGAAGATAAAATAAATCCCTACGTTTCACAACGTGGGATTTTTTTTATACGATGACTACATCGCACGAACATATTATCAAATTGCTAAATTTTTAAAATTTCCCTAAAAAATGATTTAGGGTACGTACTACAAATTTGTAGCGAAGTTATTATAATCTAAACGCAAAAATAAGAAATAAACGTAGCTTATCGCATTTAAACTTTGATAAAATAGAACAATAAATAATCAAAATATTAAAAGGGGTTAATATGATTAAATCTGTCTTGGCTACATTTGATTCCTTTGTGTTTTCTGCTTTAGATTTTTTACTCTTTTTAGCAATATGCCTTTTTGTAATCCTGTTAGGTTACTTTTTTTGGCCAATCTTAAAATTACCTATATTGATCGGTGCAATATTAGCTATTACATATTTTTGTTATCAACTTTATAAATTAAGAGCAGAACAAAAACGTATAGAACAAACGACAAAATTAGCTGAATGGTCTAAACAAGAGTTACAGCGCCCAATCATTCAACAACTTTTGAAAAAAAACAATAAGAAAGTAAATCATTCATTCCCGGAACAATAATTAGTAGTAATCGGAATAAAGAAACTATGCTAACTAATATCTCCGTGAGTATAAAAAAATAAGGCCAGATATGGAAAATAAAGAGTATATACTTAGTTTTTTTGTAATAGATAGTATGGGAAATGAAGTAGATAGCGATACCATTTCTATAGATGCGGTAGATAAAACAGAAGCTAGAACGAAAGCTGTAAAATTTCTGCAAAAAAATTATAAAGGCAATAGATGGGAAATTGAATCTATTACATTAGCTGAATAACCAAATAAAGCGCATCTAGGCTGATCCCCGAAAGCAAAGAACCTTACTTTGTTGGTGCGCTCTTCTCTATAAGGATAAATGCGAAAGGGGCATTTTATGGAACTTCCAGAATTAGAATATTTCACATTAGAAAAAGCCATAAATTTTATTTATGAAAAGACCAATAAAAATTTATCAAAATCAGATATTCTAGAATATGCTATTAATGGTTTTTTTCAGATTGGTATAGAAGTAGAGATAGTTGATAATGTATTGTTTAAATGTGGCCGATTGCGAATTTCCAATACAAAACTTAGCAATTCTACTAAAATTATTCATAAGAAAGAAAATCAACACGATGATGGGAAATATATATATTTATCAGATAAATTTAATTATATTTCTCTATTCAAAGGAACAGGGAAAATTTACCAAATAGAGCAAGACAACGAGTTTTATTTTACAACAATCAATGATTGTAAAGTAAATTGTACGACATTAATTAGATTAGAGCCTTATTATTTGAGAGATTTAAGAGGCATAATAGAGCAAAATGACTCTATTTGTTCTATGAATTTTGAGTATTTTTCTTTAGAAAGTTTGGCAAGAGATGAAGAAGATATTGCTGCTACTTTTGATTTTATTCATGTTTCACCAAATAATAAAACTTGCCAGTTAAAGCTTGCTACCGCAGATCTGATTATAACTCGTGAAGATATTTTAATTTTTATAGGAGCAGATAAAAAAGGTAGTCATGAAGATCATGTTTTAGAAATAGAAAGATTAAAAAAAGAGATTGAAGAAAAAGACAAAATAATATCTGAATTACAAAGTGTTCTTGAGGGTGAAAATTATCCAATCTTTCTAAACAAATTCATGGAAAATGATCGTCTTGCTTTAGCAATTAAAGCCAGAAAAGACTATTGGGAAAATTATGATCCGAATTTAAACAACGCACCAAAGGCAGAGCCTACCGCGCGAGAAATAAAAGAAAAATACGGTCTTTCTCAAAAGCAAGCCGAAGCAATAGAAATTATTGCCTGTCCTATCAATCGTAACTAATTAATTTTAAAACCCTCATAGTAAAGGGTGATAGCAAAAGTTAACTATCACCCTATTGCTATAACCCCACCTTAATGCGTTTTAATTACTCTCGTAACGTTACAACTCAACGCGGTTACTTAAACCCGCACAAGTTAAACATAAAGAGAGGTATTCTTCATGAATCAAACGCAAATCCAATCACAAAAATTAATTCCTGGTAAAACCGTTTGCCGCATTGTTGGCTTTCAGCGCACAAAACTAAATTGTTTAGTTAAAGAAAAAAAATTTCCACAACCTATTCGGCTTTCACAAACCTTTGTTCTATGGGATGTAGAAGAAGTAAATCAATGGATTGAAGATCAAAAGGCTGCACGGGTTTAAGGTGGTGGAAGATGGGCGAAATAAGAAAACCAATTCAATTTTTAAAAGTTCTTCATCGCTTAATAAATTCAAGTATTAGCGGAATTGATGGTTACGCAATGGGGATGACTTCAGCACGTAATTATATAAGTGAGCTAGAGCGAGAATATTTAAGCGAAAAATTAAAGCGGACAACAGAAAAGACCTCGGATGGAGCAGGTCAATATTACCGTTATGAAGTTGCAAATGCTAAACAATTAAAAGAAGTGATTGCAATTTACAAAGCTAAAGGGGGCGAGCTTTTGTCGGTTGAAGAAAAACGAGCCTATTCACGTTTTGAATAGGAAAGAAAAACGCCGCAAGGCTATCCAATGCGGCGTTTAAACCTTTTAAAGGTAATTTTTATCAATACGTTAAGGTCATTTAAAAATATGGAAACAATCACCATGAATTTAAATCATAAATATTTTAATCAATATGAAATATTTTTCAAGTTATTTTTGATTGAAATCGCTTTACAAACCACAGTTAATTTTGGCATCATGAACACGCAATCAGAAAAAGTGATTGCCAGCCGTGGAAAGCTGAACTATTTATCACAGGCGAACGACAGCACGCCACAGAACCGTGCTTTTTTTGTTCGTAACATTCGCACACCAAAAGAATATGCGGATTTTGTTTTACATATAAATCCAATCATTCTCTCAATGGTAGAGCGTAATAAGCCGTCTATGACGGGCTGTCTTCCTGTGATGGCAGTTTTCCACCTTGTTACGTTCTACCGCCCGACCGTGGAAAGTCTAGCGGTAGATTCTGAAAATTTATCACAGGAATCTACGCAAATGTATCAATTCATCTTCGCGGCTATTCGCCGTACTGATTTATCAAATCACCTTCAAAAAATCCGTATCACCGCTGATAGCGAACGCAACGCACGCGCTAAGCTTGCCCGTGAGTTCGTCTTAGTGCTTGCTGGAAGAATTAATCTTCAATCAGACCGCACTTTATCGGCAAATACTTTCCCTTCAATCTCTTTCGCGGAGGTGGACCATGCTTAGTTATGATGCTATTCAAATAGCTCTTCAAGATGTTGTTAATAGTAACGATGTAAGTGAGCAGACCTTAGAGAAAATTCGCACAGAAAGCGAATGTCTTTGTGAATCTATCGAATATGGCTTAATGGAATTGGGCAATATGATAAGTCGTTTAGGTTTCTTTGCTGAGAGTAAGCAAACCTTTGATCGCCAAGCGATGAGCAATGACAATGTAAAACATATTGGAGCATTAATTCAGGCTAACGCTTATTTTCTTAATACCTTACGAGAAACTGCTATTCAAGCGACTGAACATATCAATGGTAGAGATAAGGGGCGAAATAATGAAATCTAAAAAAATCAAATCATTTAAAGAGCCATACGTACCAACACCAGAGCAGTTAGAGAAAGCCTGTAAACGTATTAAACAATTCTTAGCCTTTGCAGAAGATTATCTACACTCTGGACACTACAAAGGATTGGCGGCATCAATCGAACAAATCAAGAAAGCAGCAACAATTAGAAAGGTGGTAAGAAATGAAACCAAATAACCCTATGGAACAGCTAAAACAATGGAAAGCGGCAAGTGATAAAAATTTAGTAAGCAGTGGCGAAAATCGCCACCAGTTACAAAAAGCGCCACCGGTGGCGAAAAGTGCCACTGGTAATGGAGAACAGAAAGCTGAAAAAAGAAAAGGTAAGCTGTTTTTTAATCCATTGGCTTTGAAATATTCCCAAATTTCACGTCAATTCCAACTAATACAGGATAGTAACAAACGATGTCTTGAAGTTTATCCGGGGGATTTTCATCACAAGATCAAGTTTCGTGATGAAATAGTGGATTTAATGAATAAATTGGCTGGTGGTGGAAATTTGCTTAACGCATTGGCCAAAGACAGTAATCTATCCCGAGAAGATACGGCCAAATTGAAATATTTCAATCAAGCTAATAAATATCTGCTCTATAAGTTTAGTGAGGTGGTGGAACAGATAGGCGCTTTAAACTCTGATCGAGCTGAACAACAAAAGGGGAGTAAGTAAGATGAATATGAATGAAAAATTAGACTACTCAAATTTAAGTGCGGTCGAATTGAAAGCGATTATGCTTTGTCAGATGAATTTTGAAAAGAAAGAGGGAGATGCTCTTTATTTACCTTTACCTTATCTGGGTGAAACAATCGTAACGTTAGCAGAAATTTTTGAGAGTTATCCTTCTGAAAAACTCTATGTGTTACGAAATCTACACGATGAACTGTTAGCGGCTAATAAGCATTTATTACAACTAGCACCGAATCCGCCTTCATTTAATCCGGAAGAAATAGTAGCAAGTTTAACTAACGATGAAATCATTGATGGATTGCTGAAAAATAGCATTGTCATTTCTTTAGTTGAAACTCTTACATACTTTCAAAAAGTAGTTGCTGAACGTATCAATGATATTGAAAACGGAGTACTTAAAGGGGTGAACAATGGCTCGATTAATTAATGCTCCGCATCTTGCGGAGCAACCGCATGAACCTTATTCCGATTTATTTGTGCTAGCTGGCTCTAAAGCATGGCAAGCATGGGATAATGGAAAAGGTGAAGAGTGGCTCTTATTGTGTTCGTTGGTGGATGGTCTAGAAAGTAATCAGAAACCAGTTATTCTAGGTGAAAATCAACTTGATAATATTTCTTCAACGCGTATAGCTAAAGAAGATCAGCAGTTAGTGAAGATTGCTCAATATGGCGAATTAAAACAGGAAGAAATCACCGAAATTTGTCAGAATTTAGCAAAAAATACTTCTGCTAGAGAAGTGAAACTCATTGATGCGGCCGCACAAGTAAAAGAGGATTTAAGCTCTTACATTCAACGCTTGCGAACCGATAAAAAGGCGGCAGATTTAGCAGACCAATTAGCACCGCCCGAAAAACTGAAAGAAAATGACGGAGTAAATAAGAAGGCACGGGCTTTGACGAAGTGGCTAAATATGGATTTAGCATTAAACCCAAAAGACCGAGAATTATATCGCTATGACGGCATAAGCTGGCAGCTAGTAGATAAATTTGAGTTCTTAGATAATGCAGTAACTTTCTTTGATGAACAGGACTTCAATTATAGTGCGCGCTCAATCGAAAGCATTATTGATACAATCAAAATCCAATCGCCAAAAATGGGAACACAGGCGCAAGAGTTGATTGCTTTCAATAACGGCACTTTAAACCGCACTACGTTAGAGTTCTTGCCCCATTATCGGGAAAATTGGCTAATGTCTTATATTCCGCATGAATATCTAAATTCAGCGCAAAATACGCCTTATTTTGATAAGTGGTTAGAGTTCGTAAGCGGTGGTAAAAAAAGCAAAAAGAACGCTATTCTAGCGGCTTTATACGCGGTTTTAACTAATCGCAACGACTGGCAATTATTCTTTGAAGTAACAGGCGATGGCGGAAGTGGTAAATCTGTTTTTGCTAATATTGCCACGTTATTAGCTGGTGCGCAGAACACAGAAAGCGGGCGCTTAGTGGATTTAGATGAACCGCGCGGGCGAGAAAGCTTTGTAGGTAAAACTTTGCTAATTTGCCCTGAACAATCGCGTTATGGTGGTGATGGTGGTGGATTGAAAAGTATTACAGGTGGCGACCCTGTGAATATTGACCCAAAACACCGCACTAAATTTAAAGCTGTTATTTCGGCAGTAGTCTTAATCGTTAATAACGAGGCGACTAGATTTACAGAGCGTAGCGGTGGGATTGAGCGAAGAAGGGTAATCTTTCACTTTGACAAAGTAGTACCTGAAAACGAGCGAGATCCTAATTTTATGGATAAGATTGAGAGGGAAGTAGGGGGTATTATTTACAAACTAATACATACCTTTGAACAACCTGAAACCGCTAAGGCCGCTTTAAAAGAGCAACAAACAAGTGATGAGGCTTTGGAAATAAAAAGCGAATCCGACCACATCACCGAATTTTGCGGATATTTCTATACTACGCCACAGAATGACGGCTTGTATATAGGAAATGCGAATCAAGGCAATAAGTCAAGAACGCATCTTTATCCGGCATACTTAGCCTTTGCTGTAGCGAGCGGCATTACAAATACCCTTACTTTGAGAAATTTCTCAAATTCATTAAAGCAAGGATTTGCTCAACATAAAAATAAATTTGAGTTCTCTAAGATTAAGGGAAGATATGGATATCGCTCCAATGTTCACTTCAAAAACTATGAAGAGTTCCAAAATGAGTTCAATTCATAAACCAGGAAAAGGGGGCGAAAGCCCCTTTTTTTATGCTTTTCTCTTAAAAGGTGAACAATTAGGGTGAACAATAATGTTCACCTATTCACCCATAACTATATGAAATAAAAGGTTAAATTGACAAGGTGAACAGGTGAACCAATTTTTGTAATATTTTTTACACGCCGCTAATTCACACGCTTTCTTTTTCGCATCGCTCCACAAAATCACTCCATAATTGCATCACAGGGCGGCGGAGTTCTACATAATCGTAACGGTTATATGCCTGACTTGTTTTATTCCCAATGCTATGAGCAAGACAACTTTCAGCAATACGGAAATCAACTTGCTGATCTTCTAAAAACGTTCTAGCTATCGATCTCAATCCGTGAGCATCTTGAATCCCTTTGTAACCTATTTTTCTCAATGCGTTAGCTATTAGTTCTTTACTAGCTGATTGGTTAGGTTTGTGATAGTGAGAAAATACGAATTTGTCATCACCTGTTATAGGTTTCAATTCTTTCAGAATATCCATCATTAAAGATGAAAGCGGAACAATGTGCGGAAATGCCCCTTGTCTTGTTTTTTTCATTTTTTCGGCTGGGATAGTCCATAACTTTTTATCAAAATCAATTTCAGACCATTCAACAGAAACCGCCTCAGCCGGACGAACCATTGAAAGTAATTGCCATCGGAACAAAACCTTTGTTAGATGATCTCTACTTGAATTTTTGAAGTCTTGTAATAGTTTCGGTAGTTCTTCCGGTTTGATTGCCGGGTGATGTTTTTGAGACTCTTTATGGTAAGCATCAGATGCTTTCAAGCAAGAATTAAACGAAATAAATCCTATTGTTACCGCATAATTTAAAATCTGATTAGCGAGGTTTAATAAACGGTGCAGCGTATCATTGAAACCTTTTTCATTTAATGGCCGAACAGTTTTAATCAATAAAGGGGAAGTAATCTGATCGATAGGGTAATTCCCAAGAGTAGGGAATAGATAGTTTTCTAATCTTGCCCAATTCTTTTCCATTGTCATTGGCTCAATTTCTTTGCTTCTTTTTTCTTTCCAAAGTAAAGCGACTTTATAGAAAGTATTTTCGTTCTGACCGTTTTTAATTAGTTCTTGTTCTTTTATGTATTCTTGCGGATCGATGCTTTGAGCAAGTAGAGCGCGATATTCTTCTCGTTTTTGGCGAGCTTGCGCAAGTGTTATAGCTGGATAAGTTCCAATAGTAAAAGATGTGCGCTTATTTGTTACTGGGTGATAATAATTAAAAATCCAAGCCTTAGCACCAGTAGGCTTAATGCGTAAAAAAAGACCGTTACCATCACTTAGATTGTATTCTTTATCCTTTGTTTTCGCTTTATCTACTTCGGTATTTGTAAGCGGTTTAGTAACACGAGGCATCATTTTCCCTTAGTTTTAGTAACAAGATTTTTCGAAGTTTATCACCTTGTTACTAAACTTGTTACTAAAAAATGCGGTTAAAGACAATTAAATCTGATTAGTTGCGATAAGTAAAAGGGCTGAAAAGCCTTGAAAACACTGGGAAAAACAAAACCCCGCGAGTGGTTTCGCGGGGCTGTGTTTAGGGTAAATGGTGCGACTAGCTGGACTCGAAC